CCATAGATGCGCCTACTTTTTTCTCACCTGTGCGGTCAGATGCCGTTGCGCCCTTTGGCAATTTTTCCATGTTCATGTATCCCATGATATATCCTTTAAGTTTCTTTGCAAAAAACACTACTTATGTAGCCGTTACACTATATCATAAATTCTTCTTGCCAAGGTTCTCCTATCATTTTTTTGATGTTGAACAATTCTTTGTGCTCTGGGTAATGTTTACGCCACAACCTCGCATAAAAAGCTATAAAGTCATTGCTGATCTTAAAGTCCTCGCCCGTGGTTAAAACGTAAACCTCCCACCTGATCCTGTTGATGATCAACCAATGGCTGATCTTTTTACGGTTCTTGGCCACCGCTTCCAAGCTAAACCGTTCAAAATACTTCCAAATAATTGGATTGTCTTTGTGCCATTTGTCAAACTCGGCTTGTCTAACTTGGAATGGCTGCATGGTCAAAAGGGGATATGATCATCCATATTGTCAAAATTGCCTGTGTTTTGCATCTTATTAGGATGTGGAACACCACCATCGTCTTTAGGCAATGGATCGTTAATGTAAGCCCAACCTTCCCAGCCGCCTTTAACCAAAGGTATAGTATCAATTTTAAGCATTGGGCCATTAGATGTTTCAATAATTGATCCTATGGTTAAATATCTGTTCTTTTTTTCATTGTTTTTATTAGTGTATGAACCTGTGATAACTTTGATTTCTTTGAGTAACTTAGACATTGAATTTCCTTAATATTTCTACTTTTTTACTAACTTCATCTAAAAATTGTGTAATTTCTACCTCTAACATCTTCACATAAGTCGGATCGTATTCAACCTTGACTACCAAAATCTGTAGATTTGTGGGAAATCTTGGGTCAAAACTCACAAAATCACACCATTCCCGTCCTGTACACGCCATTTGCCACATCATTTGCGGTATGTATTTAGCAGGCGGTTTGCCACTCATCAAATATTCCATGTGGGTCTTAGACTCTGGGCATTTGATTTCTACCAATCCTGTCTTATCCACCAACCCGTCAGGGGAAGCGCCACTCATGTCTATCGTTGGATGGTCAATAAATCCCACTTCATCCACAAACACACCACGTTTTAATTCATACGCTTGTCTGGCCATTGGTTCTGTTTCTGTACCCCATTGCATTGCAGCATTGGTAAAAAACTCACTCTTGGCGTTTGTCAGGCGTTCTAGCACCAGCTGCGTAGCGTAATTGTCTCGACTAGCGCTTGGGCCTGTCTTGGTTTTAGCTATTACGTCCCCAACTCGACTAGCTGTTACCTTACCTAATCGTTGGGCAAACCATTCATCAGTTCTTTGTTCAGTCATGTGTTTTTCTCCTTTAATTTAGATTCAACTTCCAACATCATTAGTTCAGGTCTATCTTTTAATGTTTTATCGCATAATATTGCAAGAAACTCTCCTAATGTTAGGTCTTGCCATTCTGACTTTGCTTGAATGTATCCTTGCCTCATCCCTTCGCTATAACTTGAAGCCTTGTCAATTTGAAACTTAGCATATTTTGCTAGTTTTTTTTCAATCATTCTTGTCCCCTTGCTCGGATGGCATCAGCCAAAGTATCACCAGCGTATTCCACGCTATCCTCACACACCTTTGCACACGCTTCTCGTTCGTCTTCTATCAGAAATGTTGCAAATTTAAACAACTCACTTGTGAAATGTTCTTTAGGAATACCAGCTTCTATAGCAAATGCTATTAGTCTTGGAAGTTTCATTCTTCATCATCCTCAATAGTTTCATAATGTCCGCATATTGCACAATGCAAGTGTTTGCGGGTCTCTGTTAATTCAAGTTCACCCAATGGGCAAACTGGGCATGGTAAATCATCCATTTAATAACGCCCTCAGTTCGTCTTTTACTTTTGTAACCATTTCTTGATATTGCTTTTCTGAATGGCACGCTTGGTAAGCAATCCTATGACTTGCTTTGAGCTGTTCTTCATTTTCAGCTAAACGCATTTTGTCAATTAACAAATTTAATGCAATTGGATCAACGTGGCTTTTTATAGGCAGTTCTTTGGGTTCTTTCCTGACCGCAGCATTACCATCATCATCCTCTGGCGCAATACCGCAGGCCGCCATCAAACTGTATCTTCTAGCATAGGTCAATGCTGAACCATACCCTTGGGCATCGTGCTTTGTAGCTGGTACGGTCAATATCCCGCAGTCTAGGGTTTCACCTGATTCGTGGATAAAGATGGTTTCTATCGTTACACCGTTTTCGCAGTCATAGCATTTCTGCATCAAGAATATGCCGTTGTCGTTTAACGCCCCTATAACAGCTTCAACGCACGCTGATAGATCAGCATAGCGACTACGGAAATGTGGGTTTGTAGCGGTCTTTAAAGCAGGCCCAAATGCCTTTTGTGCTTTGACTAGTGCTGATGCTATTTCTTTCATGCTAAATCCTTCATTACATCTTTAATTTGCTGGATTGTGGATTCCAACTCTTGCTTTAAATACTCTACTTCTTGGCAAAGTATTTTGGTTTGTGCTTTGTAATAACCACTCTCAAATGCGTAATTGCTTCTTTGGCCTTGTCTAAGAAGTGCGTCATGGCAATCTTGTTCAATATTTTCAAATCTGTTCATTTCATGCTCTCCAAATAAAAAGGTCTAACAAAAGTACAACTACGCCTGCAATGCTTGCTAATGTCATTGCAATATCTACAGCTGTGCGCTTGCGATAAAACTTGGTGATTGATGCGCCATATTCAACCGTATGGGGGAATGCTTCGTTTAATGTGCGTGGGTATCTCATGGTTTTAAATCTCCTGTGGTGATTAGTGCTTGATTGATAATGTGTTGGGGGTGTGGAATGCCAACCTTAACCTGGTCTAAGATTAGGTTGGCTTCTTGGCGTGACATTAACTATTCAGCCATTCTTCGTATGTTTTTAATGGTGCGCCATTGTTAGTAATGTCACCGCCTTGGCCATTGTCGGCACAAGCTAAATATATTTGGTACTCTTGATCGTTAGTACCACGAATTTGAGTTTGAAATGTATCTAGTAATTCAATTTGCATTTTGGTTTCCTTAAAAGACCCTATAACGATTTGTTTGGGGCATGGATGTATTGTTAATCTAAATTAACAACAGGTCAACAACTATTTACTAGGTACATTCCCTAATATGTTGTATTTATTCAAATGTGTTGTATTTAGGTTAATAAATGTTAACATATAGCACATGACTAAAGAACAAGCAATCACATTCGCTGGTAATCAAAACAAGTTGGCCAAGATACTTGGTATTTCAAGGGTTGCCGTCTGCCGTTGGAAAGTAATTCCTCAGGCACGCATTTGGCAATTACAGCTCTTGCATCCTGAATGGTTTATTAATTGCTGATATAATTTTTTCAAACTAGGCTAGGGTAGCTCCCGAAAAGACGATTCTTCACCGTCCTGCCATAGTTTCTTTGTGAAGTTGACCAACGAAGTAAGGTTGTATGCACTACTACAATTTCCATATTGGGGATTACAAATCCCACACCCATCATTTAACCATTATCGAAGACATAGCTTTTCGTAGGTTACTTGACCATTATTACCTTCACGAATTACCCATTAAGCAGCGCATCGTTGCACGCCAAATTGGTATGCTTGAGTACGAACAAGAAGTTTTATCTGTGCTCAATGAATTCTTTGACGATACGCCAGATGGTTACATCAATCCTCGTGCAGATGGTGAAATAGCCAAATATCGTGAGTTAAGTGATGCCGGTAAAAGGGGCGCTGCCAAACGTTGGAATAGCCCCCCTATAGCCACCCTATGGCCACCCCATAGCCACCCCAATGCCACCCCAATAGCAACCAATAACCAAGAACCAATAACCAATAACCATATATACACAGATTTTCAAAAAATCCTGAAAGCAAAACGCAAACCCCTAACAGACACATTGCTTGCAGCTATTCAAGTTGAAGCCGACAAAGCAAAGTTAACATTAGAAGACGCATTGAAAGAATGCTGTGCGCGTGGTTGGACAACCTTTAAAGCAGAATGGATGTTAACCAAGGCTGATGTTATCCACCAAACCGTACCAAGCACATTTGATCGTGATCCAGTTTTAATCAAGATGGATGAAGATGCTAAAACGTTAACATCAATTCCTGATGAAGTTAAGGCTAAATTTAAAATGCTAAAGGGGGGTAAATGAATGAGCTGGCATTATTTGCGGGAGCTGGAGGGGGAATTCTTGGAGGACATTTGCTCGGTTGGAGAACCGTTGCAGCCGTTGAAATCGAAGATTACCCACGCAGAGTTTTATTGCAACGGCAAGCTGATGGATTCTTACCTCGATTCCCTATCTGGGACGATGTTAGAACCTTTGACGGAAAACCTTGGAGGGGAAAAGTCGATGTCATCAGCGGTGGATTTCCATGCCAGGACATTAGTGCAGCAGGAAAAGGCGCAGGAATTGACGGAGAACGTTCAGGAATGTGGGGAGAAATGGCACGGATCATTTGTGAAGTACGACCCAAATATGTTTTTGTGGAAAACTCACCAATGCTCACTTCTAGGGGACTTGGACGAGTTCTTGGAGACTTGGCCTCAATGGGGTTTGATGCGAGATGGGGAGTGTTGGGAGCAGCAGACATTGGCGCAAACCATCAGAGGGACAGGATATGGATTGTCGCCCAACGGAATGGACAGTTTCCACACGCCCAACACGACAGGATTAGACGGTGGGAGCAACAGCAGAAAAGCATTAAAACAGAGACTAGAGAAATTACCGACACCACAAGCATCGGATCATATTACGAAGAAAACAAGTGCATCATGGAAAGCAAAAGGAGGAGTGAATTTCAGTTTGAGCAACCCAGAAATTCAAATGAAGTGGGCAACACCGACAGTTTGTGGGAATTACAACCAAAAGGGGATGAGCAAAACAAGTGGGGATGGTCTAGCAACTCAAGTGAAAAAATGGCCAACACCGCAATCCAACGATGCGAAGAACGCAATAGTTCGTCACAGAACAAAAAGCCTACAAGTTATGTTAGGTGGTACGATAGCCACAGAAAATTCACAGTTGATTGGTGGTCATTTGAACCCAACGTGGGTAGAGTGGCTGATGGGGTGGCCGCTAGGGTGGACAGACTTAAAGCCATTGGAAATGGACAAGTCCCATT